GATTAGGGATGAGGGACATAAAGGACTAAGACGTAAGAGGAGTGATATGAACATACAGGATAAGCCTGTAATCATTAGCAGCACAGGTGAGGTTCATGGTTGGGGTAGGCATCCCTATAAATGGGTTAGCCGCCTAACTCCTAGCGAGCGTACAGCGGTACAGGACGGGGCCTTAGTAGTTGTAGAGCGTGGTGCATCTACGCATAGCGGTCATCCACCATACCGCAAGGTAGTCTATAGCTGGGGCCGATATAGGCATCGGGTTCCTACTGGCCTAGAGCAAGCTACTATTAACCAAGCTATCTATTCTAAGACGAAAGGAGGCCCCCAATGAGTGATACACAACAGGTAACCTTACACAATGTGCTAGAGGACGAGCATCCAGATATCACCACTTATCTTGACGTAGACCAGGACGGCATCCTGCTAAACGATCTAAACGATAGGGTGACGTACCGAGTGGTGGTTGAGAACATTGAAGGCAAACTGATGGTACATGTCTGGGCTACTGAAGCGTCTATAGGAAATGACCCAACGCATAGCATAGAAATAGAGAGGAGACGTAATGGCAAGCTAACCCTAGTTGAATGTCCTGAGTGCGAGCGAGACCTCGGCCTAGATGCTACGAGTTGTCCAACTTGTTCAGGGGGTAAGTAGGAAGGTTATGAAATGTGAGCACGGTAGGCAAGTCTGGTACATCCGAGGGGCTACCCCACTAGTAGCTAACCGTATCGGGCTTACCTGTATCCCATGTCTAGAACGAGAGATCCTAAGAAGTAGTAAGGCTTAACGAAAGAAAGGGGTAAGTAACATGAGCAAGCAACAAGTAGGCATAGGTCGCATATGGACTGAATTCATAGGGGGAGTACGCTATAGGTTTAACCTTTTGATTTGGACATCCCCAAAGAAGGCCCCTTAGGGGGCCTAAGAAGGATGGGAGTTGCAATGGCTAGTAAGGGAGTGTCTGACCTCTGGCTTAGGCTGGAGGTCAGTGTGTGTTAGTACAGTCACTAGACGATCTTAGACTATGGAACCCTGGGCCTGTTCTAGAATATGTAGGCTCAGGGCTTTTGTTGCCACGGTCTAAAGCGGTTATCTTTGGGGCTCCAAAGCTAGGGAAGAGTATCCTTGCTAAACAACTAGCCTTCTGCCTCTGTACTGGGACAGATTGGCTAGGCTTTAAGACTATCCAAGTACCGCTTCGATGCCTCTATGTCCAGTGTGAGATACCGAAGATGATGTTTCGGGAGAGGCTACTAAAGATGGAACCTAACGCCCCACCTGCGCCTGGTAAGTTTATCACGGCTACAGAGTTTAGCCTAAGGTTGGATAACCCTGCTATGAAACAAGACCTAGAGCTAGAGATAAGTAAGCACCACCCTAACGTAGTCTTCTTAGACTCTTTATATAAGCTCATTACGATTCCAGACATCCCTACCTTTGCTAAACTCTTTGACTACTGGGACTACTTGATAGAGACCTACCACATTACCCTAGTAGTTATAGCCCATGACCGTAAGCCAATGCTAGGCCCTAACGGACAACCCCTTAACTTAGGGGGGACGGACTTAAGTGGGCCTAGGAACCTAGAGGCTTGGTTTGAAACCATCTTTAGGCTAGACGGAGACCTAAGCACCGACGAGCGCATCCTCTCACTAGAGACTCGACACTCAGACGTACTCAGCCCTCCGATCAAGCTGAAATTGAACCGTCTGAAGCTGTGGATGGAGAGGGCTTGACACCCATGATATGCTTGGAAGTACGGAAAGAATGCTGCGGGTATATAAGATACATAGGTTAGGTAGAAATGAAACCAATGTGGGCTGCTAGGGAAGTCTTTTGTTACTGGTGTAAGGAACCTATCTATAGGGGTAACCCTAAGTGGGGCGATTTCATTCGGCAGAGCGGACGTTGGGCTAAGCGAGTACACTTTCATCCCGTCTGCCATACGACCTTTGGGGAATGGTGGTGGAACGTACACCCCTACCAGCCTCCTAAGCCCTCAGGCCGTAAGCCTATGCCTATTACAGAGGAAGCTAGGGTTAGGAGAAAGCAACTCCTTACACAGCTAAGCTACCTCAAACGCTACTACCTAGACGACGTGGCTAGCACCCAGCAACAGGTAAACCTCTTAGCCAGGGCTATAGCACTAGGAGAGGTTAAAGAAGGGTCTTTAGAGGCTAAGCTACAAGAGCCTAAGGCGAACAAACTACGGAGGCTAGACCGCTACACCCGTAACGTCGAGTCAGTGCTGGAGAGGCTAGCAGAACCTGGGATGGGTGGGATACCTAGGCAGCATCAGTAAGGATAGTTGGTACGTTACCTTTAGGTATACCCGTCCATTCCTTCCTAACTTCGTATCTAAAAGGAGGATGATTGGCAAGAGGTTAGCCCCAGGGCCTACAAAATTTTGAAGGAGTTACCATGACCAGCCTAAACTGGAAAAATATGCGGAGAGGATTTGAGAGGAACCCTATCAAGGAGGTGATCGGTAGGTTAGGAGAGCCTTACCCAGAGCCTAACAACTTCGGGAAGCTGCAGGTTAAGCTACCCCTTACCGCCATCAAGGTACTAGACACAGAGACCTACACCACGGATACAGAGACTACCATTGCTATCAATTACCCTGCAACCCAGGATGGTAGCGTCCCAGAAAACTCAGCATGGGGGCTGTTTGGTGTCTCTGCAGCCAAGGCTCTAGGGGTAACAATAGAAAACCTAGAACTCACGATGCTAGCGAACCAGACTGTCCATCTCCGACGCCATGATAACCATAGCTTTGGGGTAAACCGTCAGACAGGACAGCCAATGCTAGGCCCATACTGGGAGCTAGTCCATGTAGTCCAGCCTGGGGAGACGTATGAGCCTAAGGCATCTGTTCCCCCCGTAGTCTCAGGCGGTAGTGGCCCTACAGCGGTAGCCCCGAACTCAGAGGAGGCCTACGCCAGAGCCCTCTATCTCCTAGGAGGTAAGACAAGGGGAGACTTCTTCAACGCCGCCCTAAGCGATGAGGGTATTAAGGCTGACATCGCTCTCGTCCAAGGGATTGCCTCTGGGTCTTTCATCCAGGGCCTACTAGATACAGGGGCAGCAGTAGAGCAAGATGATGGGACATACGCTCTACGCAAGGGCTAACAGCGTTGATGTGCTTCTGCCTTCGGTAGAGGGGGCAGAAGCCATTAACAGGGCTAACACAACACGAAGGGAGAGTCATGTATTACCTACTAAAGGGAACCCCACAAGGTGTCCATGCGGTAGCCCGTAGCCTTAGAAGCGATGGGGTCTATCTAAGGAGTTACCCCGATGGCAGGGTCTATGCCAAGCTAGGCCGTAAACATTCTCGACTAGTCTCAAAACCAGACCCAGATCATGGTGTGGTATTTAAGCGGGTCACGAAGGAAGAGGTAGGAGCACCCCTAAAAGTAGCGTCTAGCCCCATAGCCTACAACTGCAACCGCTGTGGGCAGCAGCAGCCTAGCGTCACCAGCCTAGCCAACCATATACGAGAGGTACACCAAACCAATGAGAGGCCCTCTCCAGTAGTACAGGCTCCGATACCCGTATCTGCTGTTACGTCTAGCACCCTCTTTCAGGGTAGTCCCGCTAGCTTGTCTAGAGAGGTTGTTGGCAGACTAGCAACAGAGCTTAGGACTCAAGGGTGGAAGTGGAGGGCTATAGGGGAGAAGCTAGGCTACCCCTACACTACCATTATTAGCTGGATACAGCGGTACGTCCCTGGTGGGATGCCTACGCCTCCACCTAATAGCCGACAACTACAGAAGGGGAAGAGAAAGCCTCCTCGTATTGCCTATAGCCCAACCCCCTCTACAGGCACACCTGAGCCACAGCGACAGCCCCGTCTGTTAGAGCTTACCCATAAGCTCCAAGGCCTCTGCAGAGAGGTGGACTCCTGTGCAGAAGAGATCGCTAACGAGATACGACGGCTACAACAGGCCTTCTTTCTTGGGGAGGAAACTAATGGGTAAAGCCCAACGCCCCATACCCTCTATCAGGTCGGGGGTGGTATTGGAGGTACGGATAGATGGAGAAGACCTCTTCTACTCGAATGCTATACGGGCTGCTCTAACAGCCTTTGGTCAGCGGGGGAAGAAACTCTCCATCGTAGTAGACCACAGGGATGGGACTACATCCTCCTATGCCTTGGAAGAAGTAGGTGGGGTGTTTGTGCTCTATGGGATAGATAGAAGTAAGGAGTAGATATGACCTCTAATTATGTATACGCCCTCTCCAGCGTAGGTGGATGCCCCCTAGCGTTGTCTGCTGAGGCCCTAGGGAAGCTGCCCGCTCGGAGCCCTGAGGTAGAGGAGAGGCTACGTCTAGCTGCGAGGGAGGGTACTCGACAAGAGGACTGGATAGCCGAAGACCTTATCTCGATGGGGTATCAGGTTGGGCCTCCTGCTGGACTCTGTACCCTCTGCCCAACAGGACGGAGTGGCTACCATGTAGACCTAGACTATGGGGATGCGTCCTCTACGGGTCACATAGATAGGTTTGTTCATGGCCCTAATGGTGAGCGGTCTATGGTAGTGGAGATCAAGACGATGAGTCGCTACCAATACGCTAAGTATGTACGGCGGGGCCTTAAAGCCTTCCCGAAATACCTATACCAAATCTCTGGCTATATGGTAGCCACGGGCCTCCCTGCTCTCTATGCCGTTAAGTGTAGGGATACAGGGGTAATGGTTGTAGAGGTACTAGAGGTACCACCTATGAGGTATGAGGAGCTACGGAACCATGTCCTGGTAGCAGAGAGGGCTAGGAGAAAGGGGGAGCTAGCCGAGTGCCACGAGTACCAGGAGTTCTGCGATGCTTGTGTGCTAAAGCCTAAGCCTGAGCGTCTCTCTACCCCTGCCCCTGATGCAGGGACTCACCTTGAGGCAGCTAAGGAGTACCGTGAGGGGTCTCGTCTTGTAGTAGAGGGGGAGGCTAAGGTAGCTAAGGCTAAGCAAGTCTTACTAGAAGGGGCTAGGAATGGGCTCTCTACGGTAGATGGGCTAGAGGTAACGTATATGCCAGAGTCAACCTCGTCTAGGCTTAACACTAAGAGGCTAGCTGCTCTTCTAGCTCCCGATGTCATTGCGTCATTGAAAGACCCTAACACAGTAAAAGAACATATTAGAATTACAGACACTCAGAAGGAGGCGGTATGACTGACTTTCAACAAGGGCTCGTAGGTATCTATGGCTATGCTAAGACTGCTAAGACTACCTTAGCTCTTACAGCCCCAAAGCCCCTCTTCCACTTCGACTTTGATGAGGGGTTTGCAAGGGCTGAGTCTCGGTTTAGCCAGTTTAAGATACGGAAGCTAGCCGTGAACACAGTACCAGACCTAGCTGACCTAGCCGATGCCGATATCATTACTCTCCCTATTAGACAGCCCCTCTTGTGGCCTGGGCAGAAGGTAGCTGGGCTACTTGCCCTTAGGGAGATCGTAGACCAGACCCTACGTCTCATAACAGACAACGCCTCGTGGATACGGACAGTAGCCCTGGATACGGGGAGTCTCTTTTGGACAGTAACACATGGGGGGAGGTTAGAGGAGCTACGCAATCTCTCTAAACATGATAAACAGACTCTCCACCCTACGGAGTATGCGGAGCCTAACTCACGGATAAGGGCCTACCTTACCAACATCAGGGCTGCGGGTAAAACCGCTATCCTTACCCACCATACGAGGGATGTAAGGATGGTAAAGGTCATTAAGGGCCAGGAGGAAGAGGTGAAGGTAGGAGAGACTTGGGAGGGCTGGAGCCACCTAGACGGCCTGGTAGATGTCCTAGTCCGTACCCACAAGGAGGAGAGGTTTGTCCCAGGGAAGGGGAAGACTCAGAACCCCTACATGGAGATAGTTACCTGTGGGTGGAGCCTAGATGCTGAGGGGCAGAGGGTAGACAACCACTCATGGGATGGGCTCCTTACCTGTATCAATGAGAAGCGGGGCCAGAACGGGACAGGGAACCTCTAGTGTATAGCCT